TTATTACCTTGGATCTTTGCGATGTAGAGTGCGATGTCATTGACTACCTTCAAAGAACTGCACGGCCATGAGGTACTTTACAAAGGGCTGGTTAAAGGGTGGTGTCTCTGATGGTTGGGGCTTTGCATTTGAGTTCTACCCAAGAGAAAGATCTTTGAGTATTACCTTTATACATTGGTACATAATTATCGAGAGGGATTATTGATGGAAACATTCCTAATAGGTTTAGTTATAGGAATCATTATTGGTAGAGCATTTGATCTATGGGTTGATTCGAAGTACAAGAAGTGATAGTCAACCTATCCAAAGAAGAAGTTCGTGCATGTGCAGATATTGCATTGAACAGATGGATGATGAAGTTCGGAAGTATTGATCGTCCTAACTACGCAGGTGAGAACAAGAAATTCCTAGAGCCTGAAATTGCGGCAAATGTACGAACTATTGTGGCTGAGTACGCAGTTGCTAAGTTATACAAGCAGCCCCTTACATTCCCTTTTTACACCAATGAGGAACATTATTTCAGAAAAGACTTTCCTGATGTAATGCCCTGCTATGAGGTCAAGTCAGTTCGCACTAAGGATGAGATTCCAGTCTTTCCTAAGGACATCAGACCAGGGGTGATTTTAGTAGGAGCAAGGGTTCTAGACCGTGATTACTACTCAGAAGTCGAGGTTTATGGCTGGCTTCCTACTGAAGAGTGCACCAAGGACGAGTATCATTATGCTCCAGAGAATTCTTGGCGAATTCCCCTTGACAAGTTTAACGACACTATTCCAGGCTAGGAGAATAATGGCTAACAAAGGCACAGCAGCAGCGGTAATCGAAATTGCACAAAAAGAAGTTGGGACTATTGAAGGTCCTAAAGATAATGAGACCAAGTACGGCGCCTTCACCAAGGCAAACTTTTTACCGTGGTGTGGCTCTTTCATCAACTGGTGCGCTCATCAAGCGGGTGTAAAGGTTCCTAATACAGTCTCGACTGTCGCAGGTGCTGGAGCATTTAAGAAGATGGGCACATGGTTTGAGGCTGACTGCGGCCAGCCACCACAAGTAGGAGATATTCTGTATTTTGATTTCCCAGGAGATGGCGTCGATAGAATTTCTCACGTAGGTATCTGCACAGGGATTGACTCTGACGGTGTTGTGAACACTATCGAAGGTAACACCTCTGGCAAGAAGAAGGGCGACCAGCGCAATGGTGGCGAGGTATGTAATCAGACTCGTGCATACAAGGCCAACAAGAAGAAGGTTCTCGTGTCAATCGTTGGTTGGGGTCGTCCTAACTACAAAGGCAACGAGGTAACTGCTGAAGTACCTGTCTCAGAGGCTCCAGCGTTCCCAGGACAGATAAAGCCTGGTGCTAAGGGAGAATCTGTCAAGATTGTTCAGAAGGCTCTAGGATTGGCTGCAGACGGCAATTACGGCCCAGGAACAAAGAAGTTAGTTATTGCATTCCAGGATAACAATGACCTTGTGGACTCAAATGGCATCATCGGCCCTAAGACATGGGCAGAATTGGTCAAACTGCTCTAAACGGACAATTTAGACTCTAGCCCTCCAGGGTTCCAGTAATGGTATCCTTGGAGGGCGTTTCTAATTAGGGAGAGTAATGACAACGATCGTAGCGGTGCAGTACGAAGATAGAGTTGTTTTTGCTGCAGATAATCAGGTAACTGGTGATGATGGCCGCATTTACCGCCATCCTCGAATGGAAAAGATTACAGAACGCAACGGTTATCTAATTGCTGGCTCTGGAGAAGTTGCGCCATGCGATATCGCACAACACATCTGGACTCCACCAAAACCAAGTTTAAAAGACCTACAAGATGTCTACCACTTCATGATTGTTAAAGTGATGCCTTCTTTAAGAAAATGCCTTATGGACAACGGGTACGATTTTGCAGAGGGTAAGGGCGACGGAAAAGTTGATGGCAATCGCTTTAATTTCTTAGTAGCAGTAGGTGGCGAGGTATTTGACGTTGCCGATGACTGTTCTATCTGTATGAGTGATGATGGGATCTACGGAGTAGGTTCTGGCTCTTCTTATGCTATTGGGGCTATTCATGCAGGTGCTAAGCCGTTAAAGGCTCTAGCCGTTGCTGAGAAATTAGATATGAACACCTCAGGGCCGTTTTTAGTAAAAGAGCAGTATAAGTAACTGTTTGTGATGCGGATCACCTTAGTTGTGAGTTAGATTAGTCACACAACTGAATAAGTGGCTCCTGAGCAAGAGCACGCTTAAACTGCTCTTTTATTATGTTAAGATTTTGAAATGTCAAAAACACAAGATAAAAGATTACAAAGAAAACAAGACCATGCCGAGTTCTGTTGGAAACAGGCGCAACTCAAGGCAGCACTGGCTAAGACCAATTTGGATCTAGCCATAGAAACTTTTAAGGATTTAAGTAACGAAATGACACAAGAACAGATTCAAGCAACCCAAGAACAGACAGAGATACAGCACAAGAGGATTGAGCAGTATTTAATGAGCGAAAAAGAACTGTATTTAGAACGTATGGGAATTCAACAAGACTGATAATAAGACTTACATCCTGAGGGGGAAACGAGAACGGGTATGAAAAATCTTATGAAGAGTCTAAACAATGTATTGATGCGTATTGTTGCAGTCTTTGCAGCAAGCGGTCTCTCAGTTATTGGTGCTGGTGCAATCGCTGGTATCTCAACTATCAAGGCGGTAACAGTTGCAGGTCTTACTGCAGTTGCTGCAGTCGTTGAAAAATTAGCACGTGCTTTTATGGACGATGGAAAACTAACTCTAGACGAAATCAACGCAGCCTTTTCAACTGTTGACAAGGGCGCAAAGACTGTGGCAGATGTAGAAGTTGAGACTCGTCAAGCATCAGACAAGAAAACTAAAACTGTTCCTGCCAAAGAAGAAGACCCAAACTACAACTAGTCTCTAGTTGAGTAGAAGCCTCCACCTTTAAAGGCAAGACCAAAAGAATTAAAGACACGCTGAAGAGCGTAGCCGCATTTGTCGCAGTGATAACCAGGATCTGCTTCAGTGATGCTACGCTCTTTCTCGTAATCTAAATCGCACTGAATGCATGAGTACTCGTATCTAGGCATCAATATTCTCCATCTATGTGCTCGTCTTCGCAATCTCTTGCGAGTGTCATTACAACGTATCGTTTGCCGCATATACTACAAGAAAACTTAGCAATGTACTCAGCATCATTCATCCCGCTATTATGTCCTTACACCGACAGATAAAAGGGGCAAAATAGAGGCATGAACCAGAACCTTTCTATGGAGCAGTTCTCACCACAGAGAAGCATTACTGTGGCTGGTGCGATGCCAAGAAGTGAAAAGTTTGATGAAAAGCAACTCCCAAAGATTTCTGGTCAGCAGAATCAATACGCTCCTGGAGCAAATACTCCTATAGCCAAGCCAGGGTTCTTCTAATGACTGCGGTTGATACCCACGAGGCTATGTCAGCACTTGATCGTTGTGACAAGTGTGGAGCACAGGCGTTAGTCAGAGCGACTCTTGCTAACGGTGAACTTTATTTTTGCGGCCACCACGGTCGAGAGATGAGCGCTAAACTAGTTGCATCATCATTAGTTGTTTACGATCCAGAAGGTGTGTTTAATTATGGAAGATAGATATGAAACTGGCAAAGGACTTTTTGGTGGTCCTGGCGGTACTTATGGTCGTTACTCTGTGGGAAGTCGTGTTACGGCAGAAGGAAAGAACTTGAGAAATTTATCTACACAGTTTGGTAAGTCAGAAAAAACTGAAGAAAAACAACGACGTCGTTTTAACCGACGTCGTGAGCCTGGCTACACTGGTGAAGGTTACTGGTTCCAGGGGTATCCAAACAGAGTTGGAACATTGACTGCAGGAACTGATCCACACGCAACAGGTAGAAAGTTAGAGCAACCAAAGAAGCGTGGGATTAAATCTGCCGAGGCTACTAATGGAGCAGGAAACGGTGGAACTGCTGCAGGATTTATTGGAGGACTAGGAACATGACAGAAAGAGTCCCACAACTAAACCGACAAGCACTAACAGTAAACCCAAATAGAAAACAACGTAAACAAGAGTTTGGTTTTAACTCAAACTTAGGTTACAAGTCAAAAGCAGAACCAAGTGTTATTTCTTGGGCTAATCGTGGTAAAGGCGTACAAGGTGAATCTGTAAACTCACAAAATGTAGCATCTAAGTTTGTCATCCGTAAAGCAGGCAAAGCGCTATAATTTCCTAAGAGGGCATAAAGTATTCCGAGGGGAACACTTGAGATCACTGCGCCTATTTTCTGCGTTATTTATTGCATTGTCCACATCTTTTTTGCCAGCAGTAGCAAACGCTAATTCTCCAAGTACTGGATTAACTGCTGAAGTCTACAATGTAATAGGTCAAAATAATGCCCCCTACATACCACAGGGCGCTTCTCCTATTCTAACTATTAATGTTCCTAATATTGATTTTCAATGGGGAAGCGGTGGAATATCAGGCACCTCTAACACAGAGGATGTAATAGTCAGATACACAGGATCAATCATCAGTAATACTACCCAAAACATATCTTTTTTAGCACAAGCAGATGACGGAACTAGACTCTCCGTTGACGGCATCAATCTAACAGACGATTGGTTTGATAAAGGTGGAGGAGGAACTATAAGTTCCCCAGTATCTTTTACAGCAGGAGTTCCAAAAAGTATAGAACTAATGTACTATGAAAATGGTGGTGGTGCTTGGGTTCAACTACTGTGGGATCAGTCTGGATCAATGCAAGTTATTCCAGCAGAAGCCTTTACTTCACAAGCAGCCCCAATAGTAAAGACCATAGGTGCACCAAGAAACCTTGTAGTGACAGATAATGAGACTTCAACAGTTTTAAGTTGGGATGCACCAGATACTGGTAACACTAGCCCAGAAAGATATGCAATCTCTTTCAGTGCTGATGGTGGAGGATGGGGAATTGCAACAGGAAATGTAGGAGATGCTAACGCTCTCAATACAACAATAACAATTAATCATTCACTACTAGAAGGATTAAAGCCAAGTGGCACAACATGGTCATTTCACATCAGATCAGATAACGACACTTTCAGTTTGTACTCTGCAAACTCAAACATTGTAACTTTAAAAATTGGAAAGACTCAAGAAGAGAAGGACGCAGAAGCAGCAGCCGCAGCGGCAACAGCAGAAGCAGCACGCATTGCAGCAGAGCAAGCCGCAGCAGCCGCAGCCGCAGCAGCGGCGGCATCTGCAGAAGCGGCAAGAATAGCCGCTGAACAAGCAGCACTTGCAGAGGCAGAACGAGTAGCAGCAGTTGCGCGGCAAGAGGAGTTAGATCGTCAAGCAGCAATTGCTGTAGAGATTGCACGACAGGCAGAACTTGCACAAAGAGCCGCTGCTGAAGAGGCAGCACGTCAAGCAGCCATCGCTGCTGCTAAAGCAGAAGCAGAAAGAATTGCAGCAGCAAATGCCGCAGCGGCAGCAGAGGCAGCCCGAATTAAGGCAGAGGCAGAACGTATTGCAGCAGAGGCAGCAGCAGCAGAGGCTGAAGCAGCACGACTTAAAGCAGAAGCAGAGGCTAAGGCTGCAGAAGAAGCACGCTTAAAGGCTGAGGCAGAGGCTAAGGCTGCAGAAGAAGCAGCGGCAAAGGCTGAAGAAGAAAGACTTGCTGCAGAGGAAGCCGCAAAGAAAGCAGAAGAAGAAAGATTAGCAGCAGAAGCAGCAGCGGCAAAAGCAGAAGAAGAAAGACTTGCTGCTGAAGAAGCAGCAGCAAAAGCAGAAGAAGAAAGATTAGCAGCCGAAGCCGAGGCTAAGGCTAAAGCAGAAGAAGAAGCACGTCTAGAAGCAGAAAGACTTGCAGCAGAAGAGGCTGCTGCTAAAGCAGAGGCTGAAGCAGAAGCAAAGGCAGAAGAAGAAAAAAGATTAGAGGAAGAAAGACTTGCAGCAGAAGAAGCGGCTGCTGAAGCAGAGGAAAAGGCTAAAGCAGCAGAAGAAGCAAAAGCAAAAGCAAAAGCAGAGGCAGATGCAATTAAAAAGGCTGCTGAAGAGGGTAAACTAACCACTGAACAAAAAGAAGTTGTTGCAACTGCGCTTATTGCTTCAGTTGCTCCTGGTGAAGTACTTTCCGCATCTGCAATACAAGAAGCAGGAATTGAATACAAAGACTTACCTGCAGCAACACCTGTTGATGTGCGTACCGATGAAAACGGTAATGCAGTAGTAATTACCGCAGAAGTTGCTGCACAAGTAGAACTACTTCAAGATCCTGGTGCATTGATTGCAGAAGCGTTCTCTGACCCAGGTGCAGCACTAGAAGCACTTGGAAGCGTGGGTGCAGATATGTCAGATGAAGAACGTGAAGAAGCAACCGAAATGGTTGTTGCAACTGTTGTTGCTGCAGGTGCTGCTATGAACGCAGCCGCTGCTGCAGCAGGCTCTACTGGAGGTTCATCTTCTGGTGGAAGTAGTGGAGGCGGAAGTTCTGGTGGTGGAGGCTCATCAGGTGAGAGTAAAGGCGTTAGGAGACGGAAGTAATGAAACTACTAAAAGACATGGTTGACCAACTATGGACACTACTTGGAATGTTTATTGCCTGGGTTGTTCTTGATGGTTCAGCAAAAACAGTAGTTGGATACGCAATTATTGCTACCCTTTTTGCATGGGCTATCACGTATCCCCTGCGCAACCGCGAAGAATAAGGGATTATTTACTTGAGGGCATCTAGTAAGGAGAAACATGGATATCAACGTACTGAAGGCAGCAGGAGCAACTTGGCTTCGTGCAAGCCTTGCTGCTGTTGCAGCGCTCTATATGAGCGGAATTTCGGACCCAAAGATATTGGTTAACGCCTTTATCGCAGG